CAGGCGCGCCCCGATCTGCCGGTGACTGCCGCTGCCGCTGCTGCCGTCGTCACCCTGACTGCCAAGCACAAAGGCACGGCGGGCAATGATATCGATCTGCGCCACAGTTACTATCAGGGTGAAGCGCTGCCCGCCGGCGTCGCCCTGGCGTTCGCCGCGATGGCGAACGGCGCGGGCGATCCCGATCATGACGCGCTGTGGCCGGTGCTGGGCGACAACCCGTTCCGCACCATCATCCTGGCGCATGTCTCGGCCACCGTCATGGGCAGCGCCGAGGCCGAGCTCGACAGCCGTTGGGGTCCCATGCGGATGATCGAAAGCTTTGCCTGGGCGGCGCGGCGCGGCACGGTGAACGAGCTGACGGCCTTTGGGGGCGCGCGCAATTGCGAGCTGGTGTCGATCATCGGGTCGGGCCGCTCGCCCTCGCCGCCGTGCGAATGGGCGGGGGCCTATGGCGCAGTCGGCGGCTATTTCAGTGCCATCGACCCGGCGCGTCCGCTGCACACGCTGCCGCTGAAGGGCGTGCTGCCTGCTCAAGAGAATCAGCGCTTCACCCGCGCCGAGCGCGAGGCGCTGCTGGCCAGCGGAATTGCCACCCACTGGGCCAGCCCCGCAGGCGAGGTGAGCGTCGAGCGCGCCGTCACCACCTATCGCCTCAATGCCTTTGGCGAGGCCGACACGGCGTTTCTGGACGCCGAAACGGTGCTCACCCTTTCCTATCTGCGTATCGCGGTGCGCAGCCGCTTCCTGGCCAAATATCCGCGCCACAAGCTGGCGAGCGACGGGACGCGCTTTGGTGCGGGGCAGGCGATCGTTACGCCCGCCATCCTGCGCGCCGAGCTCGTCGCGCTGATGCGCGAGCTGGAAGAGGCGGGGCTGGTCGAGAACCTCGACCAGTTCAAGGCCGATCTGATCGTCGAGCGCGATGCGGGTGACCCGAACCGCGTCAATGCGCTGATCCCACCCGACCTGGTCAACCAGCTGCGCGTTATCGCCGCCCAAGTCCAGTTCCGGGTGTGATGCAGTTCCGCGTCTGACCGGCCCCTCACGCGCCGCTGAAGCGCGCGTTAGGACCATTCGAGAAGGAGAAAATCCATGGCCAATCACAATCGCGTGCTGGGGCAGGCGCGCATCAAATATGACGGCACCACGCTCGACACCGATGGTGAGGCGACGCTCGATATCGGTGGCACGACGCGCGAAGCGGTCACCGGCGATTATGAGGCGGGAGCCTTTCGCGAGGCCACCGCGCCATCGAAGCTGGAATGTTCGATCCTGCTGAAATCGGGCGTCCGGCTCACCGATCTGCGCCGCATCGACAATGCAACGGTGACGTTCGAGGCCGACACCGGGCAAACCTATATCATCCGCAACGCCTATGTCGCCGAGGCGATCACTCTGTCGGGCAGCGACGGCAAGGCCAAGCTGGTCTTCCAAGGCCCGCCCGCCGAAGAATTGTGAGGGGGGAACTGTGATGCACAGCTATCCGCTCAAACATCCGATCACAACCAAGTCGGGCACGGTCATTGACGGGGTGCAGCTGCGCCGCGCCAAAGGCAAGGATATGCGGCTGATCGACAAGCACCGCGATAGCCCGATGGCGCTGACGCTGGCGCTGATCGACGCGCTTTGCCTATTCCCCGATGGAACGCCGATTTTCGCCGGTTTCGCCGACGAGCTCGATGCCGAGGATATTGATGCGCTGGGGGAGCTTGCCTTCGCGAGCATGCCCGATGGCCCGACGACTGGCGCGACGGCCTAGGGGTGCTCGCGCATCGGTTCGGCTGGGGACCAGCCGAGCTGATGGAGCTTGATATCGATGAAATCACCGCCTGGCTCGACCAGGCGGAATGGACCGCGAAAGCGGCCGATGGAGAAACGCTGGACCGCTGATGGCCCTGAAACTCGCCTTGATCCTGCAAGCCGTCGACCGGCTGTCCGGCCCCGCCAGGAAAGCGGCGGCAGGGGCCGAGCGGCTGACGCGCGGCGCGCGGCAGCTGGCGCGCGAAGGGGGGCCAGCGGCGCGGGTGATGGAGCGGGTGAGCGCCGTCGCAGGCCGGATGCCCACGTGGCTGCGCGCCGCCGCGCTGCGCGTCAAACAGCTCGCCGGCCGCGCGGGGATGAAGGGGCTGGAACTGGCCGCGCGCGGTGCAGGCAATGTCATCGGGACGCTAATCGGCAAGGCGGCGCGGTTGGCGGGGACGCTGGCTGCGGTTGGCGGCGGTGTGGCCGCTTATGCCGCCGGGTCGGGGATCGGCGGGGTATTCCGCCTCGGCAGCAGTTTCGAGCAGCTTGAACTCCGCCTCGCTGACGTTGCCGGGGGCACATCGGCGGCGCGCAAGGAATTGCGCGCGATGGTGGCCATGGGCCTGCCGGTCGATATCGAGCAGCTGGGCGAGGCCTATGTTGGGTTGCGCAAAGCGGGGATCGATCCGACGCGCGACGCGCTGCGCGGTCTGTTCGGCGAGGCGCTGAACAACAAGCGCGGGATTGAGGAGATGGTCGCGGCGCTGACCGAGGCCAAAAATGGCGACTTTGGCGCGCTGGAAAGCCTGAAAATCAAGACGACCACTAAGGGCGCGCGCGTCTTCTTTCAATATCTGGATAAGCAGGGCAAGCGCGCGGTGAAGAGCGCGCGCAACAATAGCGCCGATATCGAACGCACGCTGACCGGCATTTTTGAGGAGCGGTCGGGCGGGACTATGGACCGCTATGCCAACAGCTTCGCCGGCATGCTGGTCCGGATGCGAACCCGTTGGGACGGGTGGCTGCTCAAGGTCGCTGATGCCGGCATTTTTGACCGCGCCAAGGAAGCCGGTGAACGGCTGTTCAACTGGCTCGACAAGAAGGTTGCCGATGGCACCATGGATCGCTGGGCCAAAGCGGCATCCGATTGGCTGGAAAAGCTGCTGCTCTGGCTCGAGAAGATCGACAGCAAGGATTTGCAGGGCTTCGTCACCAGCCTATCCGACGCCGGCCGCGGCGTTGTGGCCTTGGCCGACGGCCTCGGCAAGATATATGGTTGGCTTCAGAAAATTGAGGCCATGGACCGCGCGGTCAACAATTGGGTCGATAAATGGGCCATCGGCGGCCCTGGCTATGGCGAGGCGGCGACATCGCTGAAGGGCAAGGTCTTTGGTCCGCAGCCGAAAGCGGCCCCAGCCGCGCCGCAGCGCGCCGCTCCCCTCGGTGTGCGCAGCGCCAGCGGCCCTGCGTCCAGCGTGAAGCGGTGGATATTCGGTGCCTCCGCTGCCCCCGCCAAAGTCAAGACGAGCGGCGTTGTTGAGGTGCGGGTCAAGGCTGCGCCGGGGATACAGGCGAGTGTCACTGGTGTCAAAAAGACTGGCGATATTGATCTGGCCGCGATGAGCTTTCGCGGGCGCGCGATGGGGGTGGCGGCATGAGCCAGAACCAGCAGAGCGCGCCGCCCGCCGCGACACCCGCCACCCCCGGCTGGCGCGAACAATATGTCCAGGGCAGCTTTCGCGGGGTGCCGTTCGTCAGCGAGGCGCGGTCGCTGAGCGGCGGTCGCCGCTCGGCGCTGTTCGAGCTGCCCTTCCGCGACCTGCCGGTCACCGAGGATTTGGGCCGCCGCGCGCGCGAGGCGCGGATCGATTGTTTTGTCATCGGTGCCGATTATCGCGCCAAGCGCGACGCGCTGGTCACCGCGCTGGAAGCCTTTGGTCCCGGCAGCCTGGTCGATCCCTGGACAGGGATCGCAGTGCAGGTGGTGGTGCTCGACTATGAGCTGTCGGAGTCGACCGGGGAAGGCGGGGTGGCCCGCTTTGCCATTACCTTTGGCGAGGCCGGCATCATCACCCCGCCCGCACCCGCGACCGATGCCGCCGCCAAAGCCGCTGCCGCCGCCGCGCTGACCGAAGGGCCGCAGGATTTCGCCAAAAAGTTCGACATCGCCAAGGCGGCGGGCTTTGTCGAGGATGCCGCCGCCAAGCTGGTCGAAGGCGCGGCGATTGCCGCCGAGCTGGCGGCGTTGGGATCGGGCGGCATCGGCGGCGCGCTGCGCACGTTCGAGGCCGGACTGCGCTTCCTTCCCGCGAGCACCGCCAGCCTGCTCCGCGCGCCGCTGGCGCTGGGCCGGTCGTTGACCGGGCTGGTGAGCGCAGTGGCGGCGCTGTCGCCGCTCGGGAGCGGGCGACGGCTGCGCGCGCTGGAGGCGATGGGCCGCTTCGGGGCCGATCTGGACCCGGTGATGGCGACGACGCCGGCGCGCGCACGGCAGGCGGCCAATCAGGCGGCGCTGGTCGGGCTGGTGCGGCTGGCGGCCGATGCCGAGCTGGTCGCCAGTCTGGCGGCCACCCGCTGGACCAACCGCGACGCGGCGAGCGCGGTGCGGCTGCGCGTCGGCGCGCTCATCGAGGGCCATGCGGCCGCCGCGCGCGCCGATGGCGATGATGCACTGGCGCGGCGCTTGCTGGACCTGCGCGCCGCCGCCGTCGCCGACATCATCGCCCGCTCGGCAGGGCTGTCGCGCGGCTATGCCTTTACGCCGCGCGCGACCGAACCGGCGCTGGTGATCGCGCAGCGGCTGGTCGGCCCAGCGCGCGCCGGCGCAGCGGCGGCGGCGCTGGTCGCGGCCAATGGCATCCGCCATCCCGGCTTTGTGCGCGGCGGGCAGCAACTGACGGTGGCGGTCGATGGCTGACCCCCAGGCAACAACCCGCGATATTGCGACGCTGACCATTGGCGGGCAGGCATATAGCGCCTGGGAAGAGCTGCGCATCACGCGCAGCATCGAAAGTCTGTCGGGCGAGTTCAGCTTCACCCTTGCCCCGCGCCAATATAGCGATCAGCCGCGCTGGCCGCTGCGCGCCGGCGCTGCCGCCGAGGTCACGGTAGGCGGCAAATTGGTGATAAGCGGCCACCTCGACACGCTGACCAGCGATTTCGACGGCGAAGCGAGCCGGGTGAGCGTCACCGGGCGTGACCGCACCGCTGACCTGGTCGATTGTTCGGCCATCCACACGCCGGGCAGCTGGGCGAACAAGCGGATCGATGCCATCATAGCGGAGCTGGTGCAGCCCTTTGGCATTGCGCTGGAGGTGGCGGGCGATGTTGGCGCGCCGATCAAGAAATTCGCGCTGCAACAGGGCGAGAGCGTCTTTGCCGTGATCGACCGGCTGGCGCGCTTTCGCGGGCTGATCGCGACGGCGACGCCCGCTGGCGCGCTGCGGCTGGGCACCCCGGCCAGCGGCGCACCTGTGGCCGAGCTGACGCAGGGCGTCAACATAGTGTCGGCCGCCGCCGAGCATGATGTGCGCGACCGATTCAGCCAGATCATCGTCAAGGGACAAGCGGCGGGCGATGACCGCAACAATGGCCGCGCCGTCGCCGGGGTGAAGGGCGAGGCCCGCGACGCCGCCGTCGCACGCCACCGCCCGTTGCTGATCATTGGCGAGGAGCAGGTGAATGCCGCCGATGCCAAGGCGCGCGCCGCCTGGGAAGCATCGGTGCGCGCCGGGCGGGCGCAGCGGACGCGGGTGACGGTGCCGGGCTGGCACCGCGCCGATGGCGCGCTGTGGGAACCCAATGTGCGCCTCCGCCTGTCCGCGCCAGCGCTGTTCATCACCGCCGAGCTGCTGCTCGTCGAGGTCGCGCTGGTCAAGGCGGGCGACGGGACGACCGCCGAGCTGGTGCTCACCCCGCCCGATGCCTGGACGCCGCAGCCGGTGCCCGCCGGGGCAGATGTATCGGAGCTGCGACAATGAGCGGGGGTGCGCCATGAGCGGCGGGCTGGCCCGCATGCTCGCGCCCTTGCGCGAGCGCATCCAGATGATGCTGGCGCGCGCGGTGGTGAGCGCGATCGACGATGCGCGCGGGCTGCAGACGCTGCAGGTCGAGCTGCTTGCCGACGAGGTGGCCGACGGGGCCGAACATATGCAGCCCTATGGCCTGGCCGCGCATCCGCATGCCGGAGCCGAGGCGGTTGTCGCCTTTGTCGGGGGACTGCGCAGCCATGCGCTGGTGCTAAGCGTCGCCGACCGGCGCTATCGGCTGAAGGGATTGGAGGGCGGCGAAGTCGCGCTGTATGACGACCAGGGCCAGACGGTGTGGCTGAAGCGCGCCGGCATCTATATCGAGAGCGACCAACGGGTCGAGGTGGCCGCGCCAGAGGTGACGGTGAACGCCGACACCGCGCGCATCCACGCCGACACCGCCAATATCATCGCCGACAATGTCAATCTGGGCGGCATAGGCGGGCCTGCGGTCGCGCGCGTCGGCGATGATGTGAACCTGTCCACGGGTAAGATCATTAGCGGATCGGCGAAGGTAAAGGCGGCATGAGCAACAAAGCTGCCCTTGCCAAGATCAAACAGCTGCTCGCCTTGTCGCGGAGCGACAATGAGCATGAGGCTGCCGCCGCGCTCGCCAAAGCGGCCGCTCTGATGGACGCGCATGGCCTGACGGATTCCGACATCGCGCTTGCCGAGATCGACGAGGCGACTGTGACCGCTAACAAGTCGGTGCGGCCGCCGAAGTGGGAGACTCTGCTCGCCGAGGCCGTCCACCGCGCTCTGAAGGTCGTGTCGTTCATCGACGGCCAGGGCAAGCGGACCTTTGTTGGTCGTGGCGCATCGGCGGAAATTGCCAGCTATGCCTTCACGGTGCTTTTCCGCACGCTGAAGGCCCACCGAGCCGCTTACATCGCAGGCCAACTGAAGCGGTGCTCGGTTGCCCGAAAGCGGCTGCGCGCCGATGTTTTCTGCGAGGGCTGGGCCAGCGCGGTGCTCACAAAAATTGCCGCTCTCCACTCCAAAGTTACCGAAGACAGCTGCATCGGTCGCTATCTGGCCGAGCGGCATCCCGGATTGGTCGAGGTGGGAAAGCGCGCCGCAAAGGTCGCGGCGTCACGCGTGGCGGATGATTATTGGCGCGGCTGCGCTGCCGGCAGTGCTGTCAATCTCAATCAAGGTGTCGGTGGCTGTTCTGCCCCTGCAATGCTCACATGACCGATCTCGCCATCATCTGGTCGAACGAACGCTTCGGCGGCGATCTGGCGCTGGTGAACGGCCAGCTCGCCAGTGATGAAGGGCTGCGCACGGCGATGATCGTGTCGCTGTTCACCGATGCCCGCGCCGCCGCCGACGATCCGCTGCCGCATGACGGGGCCGATCCGCGCGGCTGGTGGGGCAATGGCTTTGCGCGGTCGGCGGCGGCCCAACCCCGCGAGCTGGGGTCGCGGCTGTGGCTGCTCGACCGTGAGAAGCTGACGGTGGCCGTGCTGGCGCGCGCCAAGGCCTATGCGCTCGAAGCGCTCGCCTGGATGACCGAAGAGGGGGTGGTCTCGGCGCTCGCGGTCGAGGTGGCGCGGCTCGACGACCAGAGCCTCGGCCTCGCCGTGCTGGTCGATCGGCCCGAAGGTCCCGCGCGCCAGCGGTATGATTTCAAGTGGGAGCAAAGCTTATGAGCTTCATCCGCCCAACCTTGCCGCAGCTTATCGAGCGCGCGCGCGCCGACCAGGACGCGCGGTTGCCGGGGGCCGACAGCCGCTTGCCGGCCAGCGTGCTCGACGTGCTGGCGCGCACCCACGCGGGCGCAGTCGATGGGCTTTATGGATATCTTGACTGGCTTGCGCGCCAGCTGCTGCCCGACACGGCGGAAGGCGAATGGCTGGAGCGCCATGTCGATATCTGGCAGGAGCGGCGCAAGGGCGCGGTCGGTGCGCGGGGCAATGCGGGCTTTACGGGCACGGTCGGCGCGGCGGTGCCGGTCGGCACCGAACTGATCGATGCAGCGAGCGGGCGTGCCTATCGCACCACCGCCGCCGCCGTGCTGGGCGCGGGCACCACCATTGTGCCGGTCGAGGACGTGCTGGGCGGGCTGGACGGCAACCGCGCGGCGGGGGTGGCGCTCACCCTCACCTCGCCGCTCGCCGGGGTCAATGCCGTGGCGGCGATTGCGGCAGGCGGGTTGACCGGAGGGGTCGATGAAGAGGAAGATGCGGCGCTGCGCGCGCGGCTGCTGACGCGCATCCGCACCCCGCCGATGGGCGGCGCGAAGGGTGATTATGCACTCTGGACGCTGGAAGTGCCGCAGGCGACGCGCGCCTGGGTCTTTTCCGACTGGATGGGTGAAGGCAGTGTCGGCGTCACCTTCGTCTGCGACGGGCGGCCCAATATCCTGCCGCTGCAGGCCGATCTCGACGCGGTGGCGGCGCACCTCGACCCGCGCCGCCCGGTCACCGCGAGGCCGGTCGTCTTTGCGCCCGTCGCCTATCCCATCGATGTGCTGATCCGCCTCAATCCTGCAACACAGGCGGTTAAGGATGCGGTGATCGCAGAGCTGGCCGATTTCTTTGCGCGCGACGCCGAACCCGGCGGCACCATCCGCGTGTCGCGGCTGCGCGAGGCGGTGTCGATCGCGGCGGGCGAGCTGTGGCATGACCTGCTCCTTCCCTCCGAAAATATCACCGTGGGTCCCGGCGGGTTGCCGGTGCTGGGCTTGGTGAGCTGGGCATGAGCGACGAAGCTCCCTCCACGGCGCAGATCGCGCCCGCGAGCGCGGAGGCCTATGCCGCGCAGCTCGCGGCGCTGCTGCCCACCGGGCGCGCCTGGCCGCGCGAGGAGGGCAGCGTGCTGATGCAGCTGGTGCGCGCGCTGGCCGACGAGCTGGCGCGTGTCGATGGCCGCGCGTCGGACCTGTTCGAAGAGGCCGACCCGCGCACCGCGCTGGAGCTGCTGCGGCGCTGGGAAGATGTGGCAGGGCTGCCCGATGCTTGCGTCCCTGCGCCTGGCAGCATCGGTGAGCGCCAAGCGGCTGTGCATATGAAGCTGACCGCGCTCGGCGGCCAGTCGCGGCAATGGTATGTGGACCGCGCAGCCGCGCTGGGCTTTGCCATCACCATCGACGAGTTTCAGCCGTTTCGCATGGGATCGCGCATGGGCGACCGGCTGAATGGACCCGCCTGGGCGCATGTCTGGCGCATCAATGTGCTGCCGCCTGCGGTCGATACCGGCCAGGGGGTCAGCCTGCGCTATTTTCGCATGGGATCGCGGATGGGCGACCGGCTGGTCGGTTTCGGCAACCTCGACCTGGAATGCACGATGGAGCGGCTGAAGCCCGCGCACACCACCCTGATTTTTTCCTACCAGATCGAGCCTGAACCGCTGGTCTGGTTCGACTTTACCGCCTGACGAAAGGATTATCGCATGCACAGGATCGACGCCCCCGGCCATGTCGGCAACCGCTTTGTTGATGGAAACCCCGGTATTGGACAGCAATCGACGATGGTCGACGCCGCCTTCATGAACGGCATTCAGGAGACCCTCGCCTATGTCGTGGAAGAGGCCAATTTGGCGCTGGAGAAGGGTGACTTTACGACCCTCTATGCCGCCATTGTCGCCATCGCGACGGGCGCAGCCGGGTCAGGCGGCGGTTCGGTGCCGACCGCGCGACAGGTGCTGGCTGCCGGGCTGGCGACAGGCGGCGGCGATCTGACGCTCGATCGCACCATCACCGTGCCAAAGGCCAGCGCAGCCGAGGTGGCGGCTGGGGTGATCGATGACAAGGCGGTTACGCCGCTGGCGCTGCTGGGTGGTCAGGGCGCGCGACTGCTCGCCGGCGTCGGCTATGCCACGCTGTTCGGTGTCATCATCCAGTGGGGCACGGCGACGATGAGCGCGAACAGCAGCGCCAATGTCACCCTGCCCATCGCCTTTCCCAGCCAGTGCGTCTGGGCCGATTTTGCAGGCGGGCGGCTCGATTATGCCGCGCAGGACAATAACCCGTTCGTGTCGAACTGGTCGTCGAGCGCCATCACCCTGTTCAATGGGGCCGACGCCGCCGTGTCGGGCCGCTTTCTGGCGGTCGGCTATTAAGGAGAGACGAAGATGAACCGCTATTTCAGCCCTTCAACCGGTGCCTTTTATGTCGAGGCTATCCATGGCGTGCGCCAGATCGCCGAGCCCCTGACCGAGGCGCAGGTTAAGGCCAAGCGCAAGCCGCGCATGATCGACAACCCCGGCACGCTGATCCCCGCCGACGCGGTGCCAGTGAGCCACGCCGATCATGCTGCGCTGCTGGCAGCACAGGCCGAAGGCAAAGCGATCATTGCGCGCGGCGGCCGCCCCGTCGCGGTCGATCCGGCCCCGCCCGCGCCCGCCCAGCAGCTGGAGGTGATCCGCGCCAAGCGCAACCGGCTGCTCGCGCAGACCGACATGATGGCGGCGGTGCCCGATTATCCGATCACCGCCGACCAGCGGGCCGAGCTGATCATCTGGCGCGCGGCGCTGCGCGACATGATGGCGGCGATTGACCCCGCCGATCCCTTTGGCAGCGTTCAATGGCCGGTCGCGCCCGCTTGGCTGGCTGCGCACGGGGTGATGGCATGAGCCGCCGCAAACAGCCCGCCATGGCGGTGCCGACCAGCGATGCCGAGGCGCTCGCGCTGTTGAACCGCTATGTCGGCGAAGAGCGCCGCCTGCGCGGTGTCGCTGCCTTTGCTGATGCCGAGATTGCGACGATCGAGCAGCGCCGCGACGCTGATCTCGCCGCCGCCGGCAAGGTCCAGCGCGAACGCTTCGCCGCGATCAAGGCCTGGTGGGAGGCAGGCGGCAAGGACCGTTTTGCCAAGGGCAAGAACCGCTCGGCACGGCTGGCGGGTGCCCGGATCGGGGTGCGCACAGGCATGCCGCAGGTGAAGCTGCCGAAGGGCATAAAGGTCGAGACGTTTATCAGCTGGTTCACGGGCATCCGCGATGGCGGCGCATTGCTGCGGCGCTTTGTGCGGCAGAAACCGAGCATCGACAAGGACGCCATCATCGCGGCGTTCGGTGGCAAGACCAAAGAGGATGCTATTGCTGAAACCTTGCTGCGCGACCGCGAGGTCGATGTCATCCAGCTCGACGAATTCTTTATCGACGTTGGCCCCGCAGACCCGGTCGAGACCGTCCGCGCTGAACCCGATTAGGGGGAGGCCAAGGGCGTTGCACCGCCCCCAGCCGCAGGGAATGACCCCCCGCACCGTTCGCGCTGGCGCGCCAGCGCTTCCGATTCCCCCGCCGGGCGCACCGGCAGGGCATGGGATAGGTGCCAAAGATGAAAGAGGATATAAGGTGCGGAAATTGCCGCGCGCTGCTGATGAAGTGCGAGACAGGCGCGATTGCAGCCGCTATCGAGATCAAGTGCCGCCGATGCGGCCATTTCAACCAGCTGAGGCCGCCGAGCCCCCAAGCGACCGCCCCGCGAGCGGCTGCCCAGGGAGGCTGATTTTGTGGTTACATATTCCCCCGACGGCGATGCCGGCGACGAGCTTGCCGGTCTGTCGCTCTGCGCCGGATATGGCGGGCTCGACCTTGGCCTGCACATCGCCGAGCCCCGATATCGCAGTGTGGGTTACGTCGAGCGCGAAGCCCATGCAGCGGCCGCTCTCGTGGCGCGGATGGATGACGCGGCCTTGGCACCGGCGCCTATATGGGACGATCTTGCAACCTTTGATGGCCGACCATGGCGCGGCCGCCTTCATATCGTCACTGCCGGTTATCCATGCCAGCCCTTCAGCCTCGCTGGTAAGCGGCGCGGGGCAGCCGATCCCCGCCACCTGTGGCCGCATGTCGCGCGCATCATCGCGGAGGTCGCGCCAAGCTGGGTCTTCGCCGAGAATGTCGAAGGGCACATCGATCTGGGATTTGCCGAGGTCGCGGCCAGCCTTCGCCGCCTGGGCTATCGCGCAAAGGCGGGATTGTTCACGGCGCGAGAAGTTGGCGCTAGCCACCGGCGTCGCCGCCTCTTCATCCTGGCCCACGCCGACGGCCAGCGATGCGGGCTATTTGCCCGACCTGATGCTGGGCACGGGCGGGCCGCAGCCGGTCAGCCCGTTCGATATCGGGCCGACGAGCTGCGGCCAATTCTCGCTGAGCAATGCGGCGCGATCCTGGACGCAGCTGTGGCGGATATTGCGGGCGATGGGCTGGCAGCCTGTGACGATGCCCCCCTCTTCGCACCGGCTCCGGGTGAGCTTCAAATTTGGCAGGGGCTCCTCGATCGACGACCTGATCTCCAACCCGCGCTTCTTCGAACTGATGATGGGCTGGCCGATCGGGTGGACCAGCTGCGCGGAGCCGGCAACGGGGTATACAGCCTGGCTGCGGCGCTCGCGTGGCGCACTCTCAAGGCTGATTTCGAACGCGAATGGAGGGCAGCAGCATGACCGAACCGATGCTTGAACCGGTGCGCCCAGTGGGCCCCGTCGCCGCCTATATCGGCGGCAAGCGTGTCCTGTCGAAGCGGCTGGTCGAGATGATCAGCGCGACGCCGCACGGCCTTTATGCCGAGCCGTGTGTTGGGATGGGCGGGGTGTTTTTCCGCCGCACCCACCGGCCCAAAGCCGAGGTGATCAATGACATCTCTGCCGATGTGGCGACCTTGTTCCGCATCCTCCAGCGCCATTATCCGCAGTTTCTCGACACGCTCAAATGGCAGCTTTCCAGCCGCGCCGAATATGACCGGCTGCTGCGCGTCGCTCCCGACACACTGACCGATCTGGAGCGGTCCGCGCGGTTCCTCTATCTCCAGCGCCTGGCGTTCGGCGGGAAGGTGGTGAACCGGGCGTTCGGCGTTTCGGTCGGCCTGCCCGCGCGTTTTGACCTCACCAAGCTCGTCCCGATGCTGGAGGACGTGCACGAGCGGCTGTGCGGGGTGACGATCGAGCGGCTGCCCTTTGCCGAGCTGATCACCAAATATGACCGGCCAGACGCGCTCTTCTATATCGACCCGCCCTATGTCGGCTGCGAGGCGGACTATGGCAAAGGCGTTTTCTCACCAGCCGATTTCGGGGTCCTGAAAACCCTCTTAGAGGGCCTTCAGGGGCGCTTCATCCTGTCGATAAACGACACGCCGATGATCCGCGACCTGTACTCCGGCATGCAGATCGAGCCGGTCCAGCTCAATTATCGCATCAGCGGAGGGGTGACACCCGCGCGAGAGCTGATAATCAGCGGAGGCAAAGGTGGCCGCTAAATGACGGGATCAGGAAAATTCGGTGCTCCAGAACCTCTTGTCCGAGACTCCGGAACGTCTCGCCGCGCTACAGGCGCTGACCCTGACCCTGCG